GAGGGGTATTTCCACGGAGGTGGGCCTGGCGTTGGGGTCGGTGGTGGCGAACACCAGGGGCTTGATGTACCGCGTGAACCCCTCAGCGGACATGCGCTCCCGGTGGTCAATGAACGCGTCGGAGATAGACTTCTGGCTGATTCCGTTTACGATTGTGATTCCCATCGGGGTATTCCCGGCCACCTTCTCCCGCTTGTAGATCGAGATATCCCGCAGGATTTGGGAAGCCCGGAGCACCCGGGAAACGGCGCACAACTGCGCCCCGTTCATGGTCTCGATGGGAGAGGGGAACTCCACCAGGTCAAGGACATCATGAGGCTCCATGCGGTGCATCCGCCCCATGCGGTCGGTGTAGATCACCGGGTAATCCAGCCGCCCGGTGCGGCGACACCGTTCCGAGTCCAGGTGGTTGAGCGCGATCACCGGGGAGTTCGGTCCCTCCCCCTGGCGGACGATCTCGATGAACGCGCCGTTGTCCTGCGTCAGGTAGTCAGTGCAAACCCGGATCATGAAGTTTTCCCAACCCCGGCCCCGGTCCACCGAGTGCAGCATACGCTGGACCGAGTCGATGGTGCGGGGCGGTCCTTCAAGGCCCCAGGACAGCGCGGCGTTACGGCTCACCACGGTGTAGATCGCCGAGGCCAGCACCGGCTCGGTGGGCCAGAAGCCGCGCAGTTGCCGGTCCCGCAGGGGCAGGTTGTTGCCCCAAGGGAAAAAGTCGTCCGCGACGCTGGCCATGCTGAGGACCAGGTTGGAGTAAGGCAACCCCTCATCGCGGGAGGGTTCGATGACCGACCGGTTGAGGGCCTGTTCGGTGACTAATACCATTGCCTAATCCGCCAGGTCGTCATGGACCAGGACACTGCCATGTCTGGTGTTGGGGAACGTCTCAACCTCGCCGCCCGCGAAGGTCACCTGCCACTCGTCGATGAACCAACCGATGGTGTCAGTATCCGCCGCCACCCAGCGATACTCCACGGTCACCGGGGTGGTGGCAGAAATGATGACGGCGGCGGCGTTGACCTTGACGGTGGACCCCGCCGCCTGCGGGCGCATGATGTACTTGACCGCGGCTCCGGTGAGGTTCAACGGGTTGTTCGCCTCGTCCGCGCCGGTCAGCATGACCCGCTTGAAGGGGCTGGTATCGTTTTGCTTGATGTTGAAGTCCGCGACCCCAATCGTGGTGACCATGTGCCCCTCCGGGTCTAGGTGAAGTGCAGCAGCCCCTCGGCGTCGATGGTCAGGGTGATGTTGGAGCCGTTCGGGGTCAGGGGCAGGCCAGTCGCCGTGTCAATCTGGACGATGGCAGGGGAGGAGGCGTCGTTGGTCAGTTCCTTGGCCAGCAGGAAACCGGCCCAGACCTCGGCCCCGGCCTGGCTGATGCTGGTCCAGGTGAAATCGGCACAGTCCCACTCGCCCCGGTTGTTGGCTTGGTCGATGGCAAAGGCAGGAGTGGCTGCGGTCAGACGGCCCGCGCCCGCGAAGCCGCCGGTGTAGCCGGTGCTGGTCACCTCGTCGGCGTCACCGGCTCCCAGCACGTCCGCGACGAACTCGGTGTCCGGGTCGTCGGGGTCATCATTCACCTCCAGGGCGATGATGACGATGGTGTCGTTAATCAGGTCAATCTCGCTGGTGGCCCCGTTCAGCAGCCCAATTTTCGCGGTGTTGTTGAAAATGTTAGCCACGCCTGGCCTCCAACTCGGAGAGGATTACTCGGTAATAGGGGTCACTGGTGCCCAGATGAGGGCGGGGGAATAGCAGTTGGTCCAGGGTCACCGGGCCGGTGCCTGGCCCCTGGTAGAGCGGCCAACCCATCTGCATCAGAGTGTTCTGGTGGCCGGGCGCATCCACCGTGATGTTGCCCAGGGCGTCGGTGGTGTACAGCACAGCCGCCCGGCTCCCATCCAGGCTCCGCAACTGGAGGCTCTTGATGGGCCTCTTGCGCCGGTGGTACATCTTGCCGTCGGCGCTGAGGTCGTCCTTACCCGGCGGGCTGGATGGGGTCCCCATGAGGTTCAGGCCAACGGCCAGGCCCTGGGGGGCGGGCCGCATCTGTCCGAACAGGAGGTTAAACTTCAGACTCACTCTGTGACCTCAGCAGCGTTGATTCCGTCAGTATAGCATACCGCGTCGTTAGCCCCGTCATGGGATACCAGCATCGCGTTGGCCCCGCTGTGGCTGGTGGTCAGGGAGTTCCGGCCCGGATTGTAGGTGGTGAGACCGTTGTAGGGATTGACCACCTCCGCCTTAGTTGGCCCCGGAACCGGGACACCGAAGGTCCCCGCAAATGTGGTGGGTGTGTTTACCGACAGGACCAACAGGACCACGCCAACCGTGATCGCCGTGGCCGTGCCGCTGCCAGACAGCGCCGGGGCCGCCACCGACATAACCAGCGCGGTGGGTGCCGGGGCCACTGGAGCCGCGCCAGCGGCAGCCAGGGCCGGGGCCGCCACACTGAAAACCATCGATATTGCCGGGGCTGTGACCTGGGCCGCGCCGGAACCCGCGAGGCTGGGCGCATTGACGGCCAGCGCCATTCCCACCGGAGCCAGCGTCGCCGGGGCTGAGCCAGACCCCGCCACCGCCGGCGCGTTGACCGACAGGGCCAGGTCCACCGATGGAGCGGTGACCGCAGCAGCCCCGGAACCCGCCACGGCGGGAGCATTAACCGTCAGGGCCAGCGCCACGGCTCCGGTCATGGTGATGGTCTGGGCACCGCCGCTGGTGGCGACCTGGGTTGGCTCGTTAACCGAGAACGCCAACTCCACCGGGGCAGGCGGCCCGGCGGTGGCGGTGCCCGATCCAGCGACCGAGGGCGCGTTGACCGTCAGCGCCAACATCACCGTGGGCGCGGTGATAGCAGCGGTGCCACTGCCGGCCAGGGTTGGCGCGTTGACCGCCAGGACCAGGCTAACCGGAGTGGCGGTTATGGGCGCTGCTCCCCCAGCGGCTACGCTGGGGGCATTGACCGCGAAGGCCAGGTCGGTCGGCGTCGGGGCGATAGCCGGGGCGGTGCCGCTACCACTTGCGGTTGGCTCAGCTACCGACAGGGCCATCGCCACGGTGGGCGCGGTGATAGCAGCGGTACCACTGCCCGCTATGGTGGGTGCCGCCACCGAGAGGGCCAGACTAACCGGCATCGTGTCGATGGGAGCCGCGCCAGAAGGGGCAAGGGTTGGCGCGTTAACCGCGAAAACAATTGCCGTGGGTGTTGGTGTGATGGGGGCCGCGCCGGAGCCGCTGGCCACCGGAGCCTGTACACTGAGGGCCAGGCCAACGGTGGGGCCAGTTATCGGCGCGGCGCCCGAGGCGGCTAACGTTGGCGCGTTGACGCTGAGAGCCAGGGAAATAGGGGTGCCGGTGATGGTCTGGTCTGACACTCCCTCGGTGTAGTCAATATCCAGGATGGCGTCAGCGGCCCCGGCCCGGCTCTGGTCCCGGAACCGACCTACGTTGCTTTCTGTCTGCGAACCGCCGTTATCGTCCACCAGCACCGAAATGGCGCTGGGGTCGTAGCTGTCGGCCAACTCCTGCACTACCGTGGTGATGCTGACCGCCGCCGTCATCAGTGCCCCATCGGAGGAGTGCCCGTAAGCGGTGAAGTCCACCCCGGCGGTGGTCCGAACTAGAGCCTCAAAAGCCGCGCCATCGGCTGGTGGGCTGGGAGCCTCAACGTCGTTGCCGAATACTTTGCAGATCATCGAGCCAAGCTCGGTGGTGCGGGTCGGCCAGTTAACGTCGGCGCTGTTAATGGTGGCCCCAGCCAAGCCCGACACGCCAGTGAACAGGTAGCCCGTCCCGGAAGCCCCATCGACGGTTGAGCCGGTTTGCAGGGACTCGGAGGTAACGAGGAACAGGAGATAATCGCCTACCATCCCCCAGTCGTTGGCGGTGTCGCTGAGGGTGAGGTTGAGGGTAGCCATTACAGCCGCGTCCTGCTGGTGGTGTAGCTCACGCCCACCTCATCCTGTACCGCCTGCCGCCGGACCACCCCAGCCGTGTCCGGCTCATCATCCACCACCTGCCTGGTGTCCACTGAGGCAGTCCGGTGTACGTCGGCCCGCCCGATGAACCGGGCAATGGCGTCGTGCAGGACGGTGACGTGGTTAATCGCCACCTCCACCGTCTCCAGTTCGGTGGTCTCCAACTCGGAAGCTATCTCTTGGGTGACCCAGGTGTCATCGCTGAGCCGGTGGAAGAGGCCGTCACGGTCCCGGACGAATTGCAGCCTGGTGGTGCGTAGGGGGCCAGGGAAGCGGAACGCATTGGCCAGCGCCGGGGGCTGGCCCCCGGCCAGGTCCGCCTCCGAGTCCCAGAAGTCAACCACCATATGGAGACCGTCATCGGCGACGGACCGCTTGATCTCGCGGATACGATAGCAGGCTATTGGCATTCAGGTCCTCACGGATTTAGAGCGATAAACGCAAGCACTCATATGACGCCATACTGAGGCACACCGCCAGGTCGATGTGACGCTTCGCGGATTTCTTCACAATCCTCAGCCTCGTGTCCTCGTTGGCCGATTGCTTGGCGTTGGCGTTCATGATGTGGCCACGGAGGTCGTGGTTCCCATCATGCCTCACGCGCCGGTTCACAATCAGGTCCCACAGCTGCTTGTCGGCCTTCAGGCGGTCGTCGCCCTGGCTAAAGACCTTGAACCAGCCCACGTCCGCCTTGCGGAGCCGGGTCGCGAAGTCGTGTAGCTGGTACTGGTCATAGGCGTACTGCACCACGTTGTAGGTGGCCGCCAGGCGCTTCACCACCTGCTCCACCGCTTCGAAATCCAGGGGCGTCCCGTCCGGCTCCCACTTGTGGACCACCCGGACAATCACCCCTTCGTCGGGGTTATCCGGGTCCCGGGTCACCCCGACCAGGCCGAAGCAGTCCCCGGTGATAGCGGCGTCCAGCGCCACCACCATCGGGGTCTGGTCGCCAGGCAGCAACGGCGGGGGGGGACGGTGCCCGCAGGCGTCCCAGAGTTCCACGGCAACAAAGTTGGTCTCGGTGGACACCCACTTGTTGCCGTGGAGACGGTCCATCTGTTTCGGCGTCTGGGTGGCGGCTTCGTTGGCGTAATACTGCTCACCCCGTGGCCCCTGCTGCCAGGGCATCCGGCGGGCCACGTCGCCGTCGTCCCAATAGGCGATGGCTCCGGCAGCGTCATCAACATAGATGGGCACCAGGTCGTGGGGGTTGGGCGATTCCGCGAAGCAGCCCGGGTCTCCCAATTCCCCCGCCGTCAGTTGCCGCCCGTTGACCACGATGTTGGCGTAGAGTTCCTCCAACAATTCGCTCTCGCCCTCGTAGCCCGCGTAGGTCTCCACCCAGCGGAGGGAGTTGAGGCGCAGCGGCGACGGGGCCATCTCGGCCCAGAACCGGAGCGCGTCGCGGTGAGTGAAGCCCCACAACTCGGTCCAGATGGACAGCGAGGGGTTGGAGCCAGCCTCGCCGCGGTAGTCGGTGGCCACCGCCGAGATGCGGGAGCCGGAGCGATGGTCCAGGCGGGTCGATAACACCGCCCATTCACCAGGGAGGGACTGGCGGCCAGGATCGTACCGTGGGTCCAGTTGGATCGATTCTCGGATGGACTGGAAGGCGCGTTCGAGGGCCTGCTTGGCGTCGTTGCCCACGCAGAATATCTGCTGGTAGCGGCCCCAGGTCTCAGCGGCCCAGCGGCCCACCGCGCCCGATATGGCCGTCTTGCCACTTTTCTTTGGCTGCGACCAAACCACGGTCTGGTAGCGGAATGAGCCATCCTCATTCCGTTGGAGCGCGTAACGGAGGACGGCCTTCTGAAACCGCTCGAGGACAATGGGGCGGGAGGTCTCCTTGATGAAGTAATTTTTCTCAATCCAGAGCACCGGGTCACGCCGCAGCATGGCCTGGTGCAGCCCCCGGAGCCGGTCCCTCGCCTGAGCCAGCGACTCAGGCGAGGGGCTAGCCGGTAGACCCGTCGAGGGGCTAGTTGGGGCTGAACTCTCCAGATGTGTAGAGGCGTCGGTACTCATTCAGGGCCGTTTCAAACTCCGCTCCGAGTTGGCTGGGCGACAGGTGGTCCCACTCGCTCCCGTCCGATTCCACCGGGGCAATGTACAGGGGAGTCTCGGGAGTATCGCCCGGCTGCTGCGCCCGCCGCTGGACGTGCTGCCAGCGGTCTGGTCGCCGGTTGCACAGCCAGAATATCTCCGCCGTGACGTTTCCGTTGAGCGCCCCTTCCCGTAGCGCGTCTTCAACGTCCTGGTCAGCCATCATCTCCGCCAGGTCAACCTGCGCAGCAAACTCTGGATCGGCGGCACAGGCATACGAAAATAGGCCGCCATTCAGCCCAACCGCCTCCATAGCTTTGTACCGGCGCATTCCTTGGGCCAGGAGTTCCAGCACCTTCGCCTTTTTCAACGCGCTAAATTTGTAGGCTTTTCTCCGCTCAACCATGAATCACGCACCCCCAGTAGATCATATTTCGGCGAGTGTAGAATGACACGTTCCTGACCTGGCAGGGGGAGACCACTGATTGGACATGAGGTAGCGCGTGGCGTCGAAACCAGAAATTATACTGCCCACGAGCCTCGTTGATTGTCGCAGGACGCTGACAATGGGCGGCTAAATCCCAGACCTTGGTCATCCGATGCAGTAGCAGGGCATGCTTGATCCCGTCGGTGAAGCAGCAGACCAGGGGGGAGGTTTTCGGAGCCTCAGTCCAGAAAGCCTCAAAGGACTGATAGGGGTTGGCGTAGGCGTCGAAATCGGCGACCGAGAACACCATGCCTGGGGGGGGTGGATGCCAGAGCGAACAGTCAGCGGTCAGGGCGGTGGCAGCGGGGAACCTGGACTTGAAGGTGGCGATTCGGGCGGGGTCCTGGTCAATGGCAAACAGAGGCCGGTCAGAATACAGTTCTGCGGCGATGTCTCCATCGCCGCAGAAAGGGAGATAAACCGCGCCGGGCATGGCCTCAGATAAGAGCCGCCTGCGCAGGCTGATTTTGCGGTGAATCTCGACGTGCTGCTTGGGGGCCGAAGTTCGGGTAATCATCCCAGGTTCTCCCGTCCAGTTCCCGGTCCTGGCCAGACCGGAAGGCGTTGCCCTGCTTATGGAGATAGGGCACTCCGGCCATTATACACTGGTCCCGGACGGCCCGGAACCAATCCGGGTTGGCCGGGCGGCGGTGTGGGCCGGATTCTCCGCCGTCAATGGTCCAGTGGAGGCCCGGCAAATACCGGCTGAGGTCCAGGGGTCCCAGCAATGGTTCAGCGGAGAGAAACCGCACTGGGGCGGGAATCGACAGCAGCGCCGGGATGCGGCTATCGGCGAATGTCTGGTTCTCCACCGACGTACCCAGCCAGATATGCTCCGGGATCGGAACCTCCAGGGTGCGGAGGATATGCGCCATGCGGTGGGGGCGCTTGGTGAGGATCTGGTAGATGTGATGGTCGGCCCGGAGCATCGTGTCCCAGACCTGGGCGATGTAGTCCAGGGGAATCTCCCGGTGGAACAGGTCAGACATCGAGTTCACGAATATCATGCTGGGGGTCTTCCACTTGATGGGGTCAAGCAACTTGTGGGGGCGGAGGGTGAGGCCGAAACCGTTGGGGAAGGCCAGGGTGCCGCGTTTCTGCTCCGCGATCTTCATCGCGTAGCAGTTATCGCAGCCTGGGGACACCTGGTCGCATCCGGTGACGGGGTTCCAGGTATGATCCGTCCATTCGATCTTAGTGCCTTTCATCTTACAGCCTCCTGTCTTGATATTTGTATTATATTCTCATTTATCGCTAAATGCCAGCAATTATTCACGCATTATCCTCACTCGCCGCCACGCTGCGCCCGCAGAGCGGCCAGCGCCCCGTGGTACCGCTCCCGCCAGACACAGTGATGATCCTCCGGGTCCGGCGAGGGCACCGGAACCACCGTGGCCGCGTAGATTACGCGTACTGTCATTCCTCACCACCCTCCGGTCTCTCAGCGCCCCGGATGCCCAGCATCCGCAGCGCCTCCATAGCACCCATGTATCGATGAAACCAGATACATTTATGATCGGCGCTGGCCAATGCCTGTTGCACCGCATCCGCTATCTCGTTCTCTTTTGCCGCCTGGACCTTCGCCTCATGGCGTTGCCGATAATACGAGCGGGGGCTATTGCTCTTGATCCCGTGTGCTGAGGATCGATGGTGGCCCAAGCCCTGGAGTGTGCTGAAGTGTCGGGTGATACCCTTGGTGAGACATTCGAGGCAGTCAAATACCGGTGCAGCGTCGTAACACCGGACGCACAAGCCACCCTCGGGGTCTAGGTCCGATGCGGGCGTGGGTGTCTGGCACCGAACGCAGGTTGTCATTTCCGCCTCCTGGGGACACTGTACAGCGTCACGATAGTTAAAGTGTTTGCTCACCGGCCAGGCGTCCCCGTGCCCGTATGCGGGACACGGTTCGTTCCGTCACGCCCAGAACACGGGCGGCCTCGGCAGTCGGCAGCGCCAGGGCCACGGGGAGGCTCACCAGGTCCTTGTGGCGGGTCAGTTCACGTTGATAGTGACCATACGGCAGGTCGTGGACGCATTTGGAGAGGGGGCACGCCAGGCAACTCGGAGATAGGCGGCAGCCGGTATCCCGCCAATTCGCGGGCCAGTAGCGGGCAGCGGCTACCATAGCGCTATGGCCACGGCTGC